GGCTTTTTTTTGGTAGTTGAGAACTGCTTTGTTCGGAGTCAATACGAAGAGACTCTTTTCATTATTGATAAGCCCGATTGTGCCCGTACTTCCATTGTCAATCCCGCAATATATCATCAGTACCTCTTTTTTCTATCGGTAGTTATACTTTTCTCAAAGTCGTCCCATTTCTGTTTAACCCTGCGAGTCAATACTCGCTCCAAGCAGTTTTTCTCGATATGAGCTATTAAGTCTTCAAAAGAATAGGACTCTTCATCCCAAAACAAATTTTTCGCAGCATTTTTTCCGGAATCCTTCCCGCCATCAGTTTTCAAATCATACAGATATTTTATATTTGAGCTGATATTGTCGATGCCATAGTCAAACAAAAGATCCATGTATCCTTCTCGATACGCCTTGCCCACCTTGTTTTTCGTATTTTTTATCTTTGCACAGACTCCAACTACGGTGTCTTTCCTTTTGTATTTTTCGACAACAGCAAGCCAATAAATCTGACATGCGTAAAGATCCAACGATTTCCCGCCATTTCTGCGATATTTTGGTTCAAACATCCCAGCCCCGATATTTTCCCTGACCTGGCTTATTATCACCAATAGACAATCCTTGTCCTTGATCTTATTCGCCATTACTCTAAAAAATTGATTGGTCCCTTTCCCTTTGGCCATACCCATAGTGCCAGCAATCTTTTTGTCTTTTTCTACTGCGACCATCTTTGCCTCAAATTCTTCTAATTCCTGAGCCGAAGAAAGGCCGTCAAAGCTGTCAACAATATATATCAGCTTTTGCCCTGGTTTTATCTTATCGAGGGATCGGTCAACATGTAATGCAAATTCTTCAATGGTCTCGCTTCGTACCATGTCTTCTGTGATTATATCGAATCCCCACAGCGCCATCGAATCAAAACTATATCCTGCTTCGGCGTCATCATAATACCAGATTAAATCTTTCCCGTATTTCTTTCTTGCGTATGCAATGATCTCGCTGGCAACTAACGATTTTCCTACGGAATTGTCCCCAATGATATTGACTACTTTCCCGAATGGTGCTCCGCCACCACCAATGAGGTCAAAAATGTCGGAGCCAAAACTTGTGAATTCAACGATTCCCGTTTCCTCCACATCTTCCTGCCCTTCTTCAATCTGCCCCGCCATGTCCTCTATTTGTTCCACCTGTTCTTTCTTCGGTCTTCCCATTATGCCCTCTTCAATTTTCCCCGCAGCAACAACGACAGCTTTACCGGGTCTATATAATATCTTCCGCCAACCTTCTTGCCAATCTTATATGTATTGATCCATGCAATGATTGATGGTCTCGTAATTTTCACTCCCTGGGCCAGCATAATCTTCTCGGCTTCAGGAACCGATATACATGCCTCAAGGTCGAAGAGAGCTTCTTCGACCTTGGACACATCAGCTTTTGAGCCAGCCATTACTTACTTTCCAGCTTGTCTTTTTCGTCTGCACAGGCGTTCCATATCTTCTGGTCGCATTTTGTACAGTGACCTTCGCGGCCAAAATTGTCATTGTCGGCGCCGAACCTATGACCAAATGGGCATGGATTCTCTGCCGGCTCTGCCTGACGCTCACGCCTTCGGCTCTGGCCCCTGTCCTCAAATCCTTCAGGCAGAGTATCGCCCTGCATGGTTTCGGCCACAGGATTTGCCCTTCTCGATGACCTCTCTTCAGGTTCCGGTTCTCTCCTGCGCGAAGACTGTTCTGGTTCCCTGCGGCTGCCTTCAGCGGGCTCCGGTTCATCTTCAACACTCAGAAATGCATTTCTGACTTCTTCATATGTAGGGATAATGAGAAGATCGTCAAGTTTGTACGCTTCATCATAGATGTTTTCCTTGTATGCCGGCCTCTTGTCGAAGAAGAACTGGCCATAAGTATTGTTGTTTCCCATAGGGGTCTTTTTTTCTGTCAGCATAAACTCAATGTTTTTGCCTTCTTCAATGTCCCAGAAAGTATATTCGTTTTTGAGCTTAACCACTTCAAGCATGGCTCCTTCAAACCACGAATACACTTCTTCAAAGAGCATGATCTTCTGATCCCTTTCAGGAAGATCAGTGTTTAACACGTTATAAATGGTTCTTCGCTTCGGGAACAGCTTCTTGTATTCGTCTTCAGGAAGAGTAGGGTCGTTTTTCATACGCTCCCTTTCTTCGCATATCGGGCAGGGTTTGCCATACATCTGCTGCAGGCACAGGAATGTGCTCTTGGAGGCCCCTACGAACCTGTGAACGTAGATGTCCAAGAGGTAATCCGGATATCCGGGCTTGACCTTGTTCGGGTGCTTGTCCGTTGTCACGATGTAGGGAATAATATCAATATGATTCATCCCTGCCTTTGGTTTATAAAACAGGTCCTTTTTCCACCCACCTATCTTGGCAAAATCGAGAGCCTGCTTGCCCTGGAATCCGCCCTGATCTTTGGTCTCAATATTGTGCTTGGACCGTTCCTCTGCTGCTTTTAACCTTTCTTCTCTTGATAACGCCATTAATTAACCTCGTCCTTGTTTTTTCTTTCTCTCCGAGCCGCTGCCCGGTCTCTTACATCATCAACTTCTTTCTTCACGCCATCCTGCTCTACTGTCGAAGCTTTTTCAACTTCTTTTCTTAAATCTCGCGGAACTTTTGGGCCTGAGAAATAAGCTCCTGCCCATAGCCTTACCGCTTCCTGTAGGGCCACCTTTTTGCTGTCCATAGCCTTCACAGCGCTTGACAGCAATTCAGCCTGGTATAAAGCATCGTTGTAATCCATAAGAGCTGTGAGATGCCTTTCGTCGGCAATGATTTTGTTTTTTATCGCGTCTGCAGTGAGTTTTGCGCTGCTTCCTTCTGCAGTTTCCCGGATCTCTTTGTCAATTTTAGCGTCTATGACTTCGAGATCATTCTTCTTCCTGCGGACAATATCATTGGCCTGAGCCGACATTTCACAATAAGCCATGTACTTTTGAGGATGTCTGACCCATTCGATATCCAGAGCATCAACCTCAATTTTTAAATCCTTCTGATAATTTGGTATGTTCATTCACACTCCTTCTATATTATTTTATAACCTTTTTCTTTCAGTACCTCCACGAATTTACCAAATGGAAGATTGCCATAAAGCAGATCCTCTTCCCATTTTTTAAAAGCCATATCAAGTGTTATCATCATATCAGCCCTCTACCATGATTCCTGAAATTTCAAAAAATAAATCTTTGTCAAATCCGGGTATTAGCTTAATTTTATCACGGTCTGATTTATCAGCTTTATCCCATGATAGTTTAAACGCCTCTTTGTAGCCGATGGTTTTTAAAAAACCGCCGCAGGTTTCTATTTCTTCTTTATATTTTTTTCTTTCATTATGACTCGCCGCATCGTGTGTAATCCATGTTGTTAAATTGAAATATAAGAAATCAGGAAAATCAATTTTTTCATATTCTGCACGGTCGATCCACTTATTAAAAATACGTACTTTGTCTGGTATATTTGTGTTAAATATTCCGCTGTTCCTGTTTCCGCTGTTCCAGTCTCCGCTGTTCCAGTCTCCGCTGTTCCTGTTTCCGCTGTTCCTGTTTCCGCTGTTCCAGTCTCCGCTGTTCCTGTTTCCGCTGTTGCAGTCTCCGCTGTTCCTGTATCCGCTGTTGCAGTCTCCGCTGTTCCAGTCTCCGCTGTTCCTGTTTCCGCTGTTGCAGTCTCCGCTGTTCCTGTTTCCGCTGTTGCAGTCTCCGCTGTTCCTGTTTCCGCTGTTGCAGTCTCCGCTGTTCCAGTCTCCGCTGTTGCAGTCTCCGCTGTTCCTGTTTCCGCTGTTGCAGTCTCCGCTGTTGCAAAGCTTTAAAACTTCGTCCCATGAAAGCTCTCGTACAATTTTAATATGGTCGGTGACGAGTTTAACATTATCTTTTTCTGTTTGTACGTTACCGATAATTTCAACTTCGCAGACCCGTACACCTTCTCCACGAAATTCATAGAAATTAAACACACTTGAAACATTTTCGCAGGCATGAAATCCACTTTCACAAAGTTTAATTTCACCTTCGTGTTTATATTCTTTACCTACTTCAAATTGAAATCCACGACATTTTAAATCTTTATCAAATGCTTTGTATGCTATTATCATTATTTTCCCCTCTACAATATATATGCGATTAAAACAGTCCGAGACCCATGTTTTTTGCCTTTTCACAGAAATTTTTCACTCCATCCTGAAATTGGACGATATTGTTGCCGCCATAATAAAGAGTCGAAGGACTTGTACAAAATGCAACATAACAACCATATTTTTCATTCCAAACAGTTGTACCATTGAGGTTGTTTATCCCGGTATCTTCTTCTGTAAAAAACTTGACTGCAGTATTGCCTATCCCAAGTATTAAACAGGGCCCTATTTCCTTAATCTCCTCTTCAAGCCAGACACTGCAGGCTTCTACATGCTTCCTTGCAACCTCTTTCGCTGATTTTAACGGACACTTGATAAAGCTGCTAAAGTTGAGATCCCGCTCCTTGATATCATTCTTTTTTAATTCCCTGAGAAAATCGTAACCAATATCGATTCCGGTTTCACCTATGACCATAATATTGTACCGGCCTGACTTCGGAACTCTTGGAATCATATCTTTTTTACATAAATCACATTCTTCGCAATTTTCTACTGCATAATTCTGAAATCTTTTTGTTTCAAGAATATTCAGCCCGAGATCACCAAGTTCAGCGGATAGTAGATCGTCCTGGAACCATGCCTTTTCAACCCTCACTGAACCGGCACGTTTTGACGTATTGGCCTGTAGTAGGATTATCTCACCTTCACAATGCTCAATCTCTGACGGGAAGGCGTCGTAAAACTCTTTAGCAAAGCTGATTTTGCAGCTTCCGGTTTCATCCTTAAAACTTGCATTGGCCGCAGTGAACTTATTCTCCTTGCCCTTTTTAACGCTGAGATTCAATTCTGTGATCAAACCAAAATAATATTTATTTTGGGATTCAGGCTCATGTAGGTTTATATCTTTAACTTTCGAGAAGCCGAGGTCTTTATCTATTAACTTTATCAATTTCTTGTATTTATAAAGTTTGTTCCTGACCAATGATATACCAAGATACTGGCTGACTTCATCGGCCTCTTCGTCCGTCAGCGCCTTATCTTCATAGGCCCCAATCTTTTCAAGTATGTTGAGGAACCTTTTGCTAACCGGCTCCTTTTCTTCAATGAAGCCTTTCTTCTTGCCCAGTTTTTCAAACCCTACGGCGGTCTTGTCGCCGACGCCGGAAATTTCTGAAAATGGAGCATATAAAATATTATCTTGTATCTGCCATTGATCGGACTTGCTTATTCCTATTTTTGGCGGTCTAATGTCGAGCTTCAGTCTAAAAGCTTCCTCTATATATTCCGATTTCATCTCTTCGTCTCCTGTACCGTATGTCAACAATGCACACATAAACTCTACCGGGCAATAGACTTTTAACCACATATCCCAATATGTAATTATACTGTACACGACGGAATGGGATTTATTGAAGGAATATGATCCGAAATTTACCAAATCATTCCATAAATTCCGAGCCTGATCTTCTCTTATCGTTTTTTGATTTAGACAACCTTCCACAAATTGCTCTTCATATTTTCTTAATGCCTCGACGCCTTTTGATTTTGATACATCTTTTCTTATCCGGTCAACTATAGACCATTCTAAACCTGCTAATTTATGAACCAGCAACATCAGCTGCTCCTGGAATAGAATTACTCCATAAGTCTCTTTTGTTATTTCTTCAATTATAGGATGCTGAGTCGGTATTTGTTCTTCCCCTCTCTTTCGTTTTGTAAATACCTCTGCTTGTCCAGAATGAAGTGTTCCCGGTCTATAAACCGCAGTCACATGGACCAATGTATCAAAATCATCGATTCCAAGTTGTTGGCAGAATTTTCTTAATCCTGGACTCCCCACCTGGAAGCAACCAATGTTTTGACCTTTCGAAAATTCTTTATAGCAAGCGGAATCGTCCAGAGGTATCTGGTCAAAATCGATATCAACATTATGGTTTTCTTTAATTAACTCTTTGCAATAACTCAAGACCGACAGCATCCGTAATCCGAGGATATCCATTTTAACGTACGACATATGTTCAATATTACTCTTATCCCAATTTATAGTAGGCTCCTTATCCTTTCCGAGCACTAAAGCGCACCCATCCCCATTCCGGAGATCCGTATCAGATATAACGATTGCCGCCGCGTGCATACCCCTATTCTTCGTAACTCCCTCTATATTTATCGCAATTTCTGCGACCTCTGGGTACCTTTCTTTAAACGCCTTCCCTTCGTCGAAATTATCGAAGGCTTCCTCTAGTGTTTCGCCAAAGCCTTCTTCTCCACCTATTTTAGTTTCAACTATAGAACAAACTTTATTCACTTCCTGTAAAGGTATTTCAAAGACTCTACATACATCACGCAAAGCCCCTTTGCCTCGAAGCACGGAAAAAGTCGAAATCCCCGCAACATTCCATCGGCCATATAGTTCTTCCAGATGCTTCTTTATTAAAGGTCTTTTTCTATCCTCAAAATCCATATCCGCATCGGGCAAATCCTGGCGATCTGGGGCTAAGAATCTGGAAAATAACAGCCCATATTTTATCGGATCCACTCTTGTCACCCCGAGGAGGTAACAGATTAATGAACCTGCAGAACTGCCTCTACCTGGGCCAACCATAATGTCCTGCTCTTTGCAAAAATTAACTATCTCCCATAAAAGCAAGAAATATCGCTCAAAATTTTTCTTTTCAATTAAATCCATTTCTTCGGTCAATCTCTGTACATACTCGGGCGGAGGATCAGGATACATTATCTTAAACTTTTCGTTACATAATTTTTTCAAAAAATTTATATCACTATTCTCGCCAACGGCGGCAACTCTTGGGAGGCGAGGGGATTTTTTACTTATTTTATGGAATTCTATTTTGTCCGCAATCTCTTGAGTGTTAAAAATTGCGTTCATAAAAATTTCTCGGTCTAACTGATTTTGATTTACAAAAGCCATCACGATATCTCGCTTATTCATAAAGTGATAACTCCCCCCAGAAAATTTCCAACGCAATGGATCCGACCATTTTTTGTTTGATTGGATCGCGAGCATTACTTCCTGAGACTTCGAATCCTCTTTCCTTAAATAATGGCTATCACAGCTGGCAATTAATTTAGAGCCGTAGATTTTTTGCATGTCCAAGCAAATTTGGTTTACTTCTTTTTGTTCTTTTAAATCTACCGGCATTATTTCGAGATAAAGATCGTCTTTTTGTTTTTTATATAAGTCCTCGTACATTTTTCGGCCCCACCCGAAACGAATAAAAGAAGCCGAACACGCCGTGCTAATAATAACATCTTCACTATGTCTTAACAAAATTTCAGGATCAATTCTCCCTCTAAAGTAGAAATTGTCCATATTAGATATTGTTACCATTTTCATTATATTCTGAAAGCCACGTTCGGTTTTTGCCAAGGCGATTAAATGAGACCGACTCTCCCCTTTCGTCTTTATGCTTGCATTTTCGACTATATAAAACTCACATCCTACAATCCCTTTTATCCCGTATCTTTCGCAAACCCTTGTAAAATCTATGGACCCGTCTATATTTCCGTGGTCAGTTAAAGCCACATGGCTCATACCCATATCAGCAGCTGTCTTCGCGATACCTTCCAAACTGGAGAAGCCATCCAGAAGAGAATATGAGCTGTGATTATGCAAATTTATAAATTTACTCATATCGATCACCTATTTCGATTTTGTAATTTCTGAGGGCGTTATATAATTTTTCCGGGATATCGTTCTTATATCTCTCTGCAACCTCCCTTAAAACTTTTTCCTTTTCTCTTTTATAAACATCGAAAGCTTTTTCTACAGTATCAAAGCGCCCCAGATATCTTGCTTTTCCATTGATGTCACGACATTGAGGCTGAAATTTTCTTCTTTTTTTACTAAAACTAACTCCCACCGGAGTGTCTAAATAACGGGAAATTTTTGAGGTGAGTAATAGATTAATTTTCTGAGGCACAAAAACACATGTTTCAGGGCTATAAATTTTGTTTCCTTTGATTAGAAGATCCTTATCTAATTGCATTTTAGAACCATTTATTTGGTAAAAATTATGCTCATACCAAATCGCAAAATTCTGAAAATTATGCCAGTTTTCGCAGACAGTACAACCAATATAAGAAGGTTCTTTCGCGTGGTATTTCGGATCGTAACATCTCATCATCATACTTGCCCAAACGCTGTAATTCTTATTTAATTTTTCTTTACCTACCCGGGAAGTGTAGTTCCCTTCGCCTAAAAACCCCACTCCGTGAACTGTTTTATCATACGGGTTCTGAACGCATCCAGCTAAGAAATGTCTGTAATTTGTCTTTAATTTATATTTATAGTTATCTTGAAATTCGACAAGAATATCGTCTGTAGCCTCATATTCGAGTATTTTCATTATTGTACCATGAATATTCGGACTGATTTGCCCGACTCGATCGGAAGTTTTGCGGCTCTTTCGTTTATTTATTCTGGCTGTTCCTGCCACAAAATCACAATATTTAGTCCGTAAACGAGAGCCGTCGGCGAATTCAACAACAATTCGCTTACTACTATTATATTCAACAATTCTCATCTCGATTCCACATTTGTTTATGTTGGTTTCGCCTGTACGGTCAATTAATGCTGGCATCTTCGCAGTTCTCCTTTTGATATATTTCCTTCTGATTAGTGAGGTGGGAACTTAGCCGTCGCCAGAGGTTCCCAAAAATCAAAAGGAAATTTACTCTACTTCTTTTCACTATATTTTGTCAACCCTATTTTCATTTCCCCTCCGGAGGTATTATACAGGATTCTTCGCGAATAAATTTACTTCTCTCCTTCCACACTGCTCCGTTAAGGCAATATTCTCCATCATCATAGGCAGTCACTCTTACCCAGGAAGTGCCATATTTATGCCAGCGCAACAGTATTTCTTCGTGTGTCATTGGTTTATTCACTTTTCCCTCCCTTATATCTCAATCTCGAATCCAAGTATATTCCGCCCACTGTCAAACACTGTGTAACCACGGCCTCCCTCGAAGAATTAAATTCTGCAAACCTATCAATCAGAACAGATAGTCTCTGTACTCCAAGGTCTTTATCCGCCTGCAACTGATTTATGCCCACGCACATTGTCACATGCGATAATTTTCTTATGTCTTCAACAACATCTGAATCCCTGACATC